ATTGTACCATCTAGTATTTGTTTTTTAAATACTTTTATTTGATCTAAAATACTAGCTTTTTCTTCACCCTTTAATACTTGTTGAAGTATATCATTAAAAAATGATCCTAGAATAGGTGGAAAATTTGCTTTCATAAATTCTAAACCTTTAATATCTAAAGATTCTTTAGCAATTCCTTCTTGTTTAGTAATCCATTGAGCATAACGACGAGTTGCTCTAAAATAAGCTGAACGAATAACACATTCAGTTTTCATTTCAAGTCTATGATCAGTTACATTAAAACATTCCCTAGCTAATCTATCATAATCTTCATTAATTACATCTTGATATTTCATTGCTACCTTTTCTAGAATATCATCTTTTTCTTCAGCAGGGAGTTCTTCAAAGTTAGGATATAACTTAAGAAGTAAAGGTTCAGCATTAAAGTAGTTACTGTCCGTGTCAATGTAGCTGCAATAATTTTCATCTCCTGGATCACATACAAACCATGGTGTATCTTCTAAATGCTTCATAACTTATTTCCTTTTTTCTGGTTTTCTTCTATACTTAATGGTTGGGTATTAGTGTAATGAAAACTACCACCTTTACTTATTGGTATAATATGGTCTATTTCCCAATATTCATCTCTACCATAATTGTCCCAACTCATATGTTCATCAAACTGTTGTTCTAAATGTACAACCCATTCTTTAATACTACAACCTAATATTTCGATTTTTTTAGATTTATCTTTTCTTTTCAATCTTGAATTAATATCATTCCGCAAAACTACCATTAATCTATACTCAGGATCATTATGATAACGTTCTTTTTGATGTTTTCTACGTTGTATTCTATTAGATTCTTTAGTATATGGGTCGTATGATGAATTATATTGTTGAACACAAGATTTACATTTGTTTTGCAAACCATCCCAAGATTTAGATTCAATATTAAATTCACTGAATGGTTTTATTTCGTAACAAGTGTTACATTTTTTAATACCTTCTTCTAAATATAATTTATCTACTTCCTCTTTTAATACTTGTACTTCAGTGTTATATTCATCTTTTCTTCCTTCACGCCAATACTTTTTAGCTTTAGTATTACAAGGTTTACATTTATGGTTTACGTTTAAATCTTCAAAATTGAAAAATTCAAAACACCCGTTACACCTTCTTTGAGTTCCATCTTTGCTATATTTTCTTAAATCATTCATATGTAATTGATATCGGTTTCAATTATACATATGTAGAAGGTGTTTCTTCTAAATGTTTCATTTATATTGTTTTTATTCTTAAAATGATCTTTCACCTGGGATTGGAGGTAAATTAACTGGTCTATTTCCTTTAGAATCTAAATCATCTCTTTCTTTTAGTTCTACTTTATATTTTATCCCTGCTACTTTAAATTCTCCTCCTTGTTTAAGCATTTTTCTAAAGAATCTTTCTTGAGCATCACTCCATTCTTCACTTCTTTCTATTAATACTTCTTTAGGAACTTGTACTCCGTTCACAGTAATTAATTGGTTTTTCCTAATTGTTTGTTTTTTTAATGTCATAATATTATGTATTTATACGCATTTTACGCGCGTTTAACGCATTACCTCTGGGTTTGTATATGTTTATATGTCTAATTTTTCCACTCCCATTTGAATCCACCACAGGTTTTTTGTTTACCATTAGCACACTTAGTTATCCCAGTATAATGTGTTCCAATTTTTAACCCAGCTGATGATACGCTTTCGTGTAAAGTAATAAAGTTTCCTTGTATATCCAACTGTCTTACGGGTTTTCTTAATTTTGCTTTGTGTTCCTCGGTTCTAAAAGATTTTTTCTTACCTTTAGTAGCTTTACTAATATTAACACATTGTTCTAATGTTCGAGTTTGTCCCTTTATACTCTTTGATATTTTATCTTTAGTTTCTTGGCTACGTTTTATTCCTTTCATCCCTTTTGATATTTTATCTTTAGTTTCTTGGCTACGTTTTATTCCTCTTAATTTATCCCCAATAGCCTTATTATCTCGTGTTTTGTGGACTTCATACATTATCTCTTTAAAGTTGCTAGGTCTGTTAGCTAAACGTTTTTTATGTATAGTTGCTTTTTGTTCATCTGTTCTAGTAGCCCAATATCCACTATTACATTTACCTCCATTATCCATATTATAACCCTCTCCTAAAAAAGTGTTATATTCAGTAATATAACGTGTTTCTAGCGCGTCTACTTCATCTTCAGTACAGTATTCGAGTACATATTTCTTAAACGAATCTACACCGTGTTTACGAATAGAGGCTTTTATAGCTCTACCACTACCCCAATAATTATCTTCAATATCTCCTCGATGTTGTCCAATATATTTTTTACCTGTTTTTATTCTCTCAATACAATATATAAATGTTTTCATAGTCGTTTCGTTATGGTACGTTTATACATATGTAAAAGGATATTACAAGTCGAGAGATTCTTTAAATTTTTTCATAGCATCCTCATTTTTCATAATGTTATTCATATGACGATTTGCACACAGAGCTGATTCTTGGATTATTCGGTGTCCACTTAAGGTTATAGCTTCACTTAATGTTTGGAAATTCATTCCAAAGCGGAAGCTTGGTAAAGCTGTCGCACCATAAAGTGAATTTAATAAAATTTTCATTGTATATTGCATTAAATGATTATATTCACCTAATTCCTTATCTCCTGCTTTATAAGCTTCTTTCATTCGGTTTTTGTATACAACTCTTTCTTCAAACCATTTCTTTAGAATAGTAGATAAAACTGATTCTTTATCTGTTCTAAACATTGAACCATTAGCTGCTACTGCCAATTTACTTTCTTCAATCATGGATATTAATCTACCAACCTTTACATTAGTTTGTTGTCGTTTTTTATTCTCAACTAATAATTCTTCTTCAGGGTCACGTTCTTTTAGATCGTTAAGACCCAATCTATTATTACGTTCATTAGCATCTACAATACGCCCCACAAATGTTTCCTTACCTATGTTTATAGACATTATTATCGATGGATACAGTGATGTTAAATCTTCATCAAACATATATTTATACAACCCTGCTTTAGGACAGAAAAGATATCCTCCTGCGTAACTATCTTTCTTTTGAGGGAATGGTTCTTTTGGTGGTGGTACTATGTCTTGGGATAATAGATAAGCTGAAATAGCACCATCTTGTGAAATACTATTAGCATACACTTCACTATAATTGTGTTTTCCCTTATGAGATAAATTTTTAGTTAAAGCTAAATATTGTAGTTTTTCATCTAGTTTTTGTAATATTTCAACATCAACAAAGTTATACTGAATAAATTTATGGATATCTGTTTCAAATAATTGATCTAGATTACCATCATATTCAATTTTATTCATACCAACATATTTCTTCCCAATTGCATCTAATTTCCAACTTGGTTCATCTTTCCAACTATATTTTTTATGTAAACGGATATAATCTAAAGATTCAATACCTACAATATCTACATACTGGTTTTGTTTAAAGAAATAAGAATTACCTTTTTTAGCATTTACTTTACCAATAGGAGATAAATGATCAGCCCAATCTTTACCTATTGTTCTACACATTCTGTAGTATAAGTAGGGTATATCAAAATAATCTGAGTTATAACCTACTAATATATCTGGATCCATTTCTCTTATTGCTTCAACAAATTTAGCTAATAATTCGTTTTCTGTAGCACATGGAATAATTTCTTTATTTTTATTTTTTCCTGTTTTAGTATGTGCTAATTGACTTTTTTTATCTAAAATAAGTATAGACCAGTAATCTTTTTGTTTATCCCACCAAGCAATAGAAGTAATAGGCATGGGAGCATCTTCGATATATTCTTCAGTTAATGCACCTCCTATTTCACATTCAATATCAAAAAATACTTCCCTATGTCCCTTAGAAGGAACATCATTAGTTCCATATTTTTCAACTAGGAACTTTTGATGTGGTTTCATATCATGGAAATGTAAATTAGGGGTGTTTTTAGCACTATAATCAGGATTTTTAGAATAAAACCATTTAGATATAGGTTTTAGGAATTCACCATTTAACCCCTTATGTGTATGTTCTTCTTCAGTACACTCC